AGTCTGCGCCCAGTTTAACTTTATATTCTTCTTTTTTATCTTGAAACTTTTCTTCTTCTTGTTCTATTTCTCTATCTTCGTTTGTGCCACGAACAACAACAAGTCCTTCGCTGACATTTAATAAACGTGCTAGTTCTTGTTTAAGCATTTCATTACTTACTGGCAAGTTGCTAGTAAAATCAATAATATAAATCTCACCCATGTCCAGATTAGGAAAGTCTAATGGACGAGCTTGTAAAATTGTTTTGCTTGGACTTGATACTTTTTCAGCATCATACTTTTGCAAGTGACGCTCAATCTTGTCCATCATTTCGTCTGTTACTTCGCAGGCGAATTTAACACGCACTTCGTGTTTTTCTTTTAGTTGTTCAATATATTCAAATAGAGTAGGCATTTCGTTTCTCCGATACTTTATTTATCTTTGTTTTTAAGGTTCTGGCTGATTAGATTCAATATAGCATTGCGATCTGTAGTCAAATCACCCAGGCCTTGTGGGCCATTATCATCTTCAGTTTTAGCCGTTTGTGCCAGTTTAGCTGCCTTTAATTGTAGATCAATCATCTTTAGCTTCTTGTCCAGTTTGGCTGTTTTAGCAGAAATGGCATTATTCATCATAGTGCTGGCTACTTCAAATACTTTACCGGCATTTCTATCATCCATGTTGTAGCCAAGATCCATTAGTCTTTCAAAGCTATCCATAGCTCTGGCAGCATAATCATCCAAGTCTCGATCTTCTACATCTAATCCTCTAACTGTGGGCAGTGCTTGATCAATTCTATCTGCTATAGTCAGTTGTTCGTGTACAAGGGCTATAGTTGTTTCTATTGGCACTAGTTTTTCGGCTGTCAGGGGGAGTTGATCCTCTACATCCGATTCTGTATTGTCTACATTAAAAAAGTCTTCAAGTTTTTTAGTCATCGTTTTTTCGTTCTTTTGGCAGCGGTTCTTGGTTGCCAGTTATTGTATATATCTTCTTCGGTGAGTATTCTAAACTTCATACCATGTCGTTGGCACCAAAGTCTACATGCTTCCCACTTGGCCATATTTAACACTACAGCCGCTTTTTCCTGCTGTGTATTTGCTTCATCTAGTCTAGCTTGTTTGCGTGGTTTAACTTCTATGATCTCGCTGATTTTATTACCAGATTTGTCTTGATAAGTGATTAAAAAGTCTGGATAGTATGTTGTATCTTTACCTGTAAACGGATTACGATATGGTATGCGTAGACTTTCACTGGCCCATCCTATGACCGCAGGATGATTATCACAGAATCTCATCACTGTTAGTTCCCAACTGCTACGATACTTGGGACTATTACTGCCTATATACTTACTTGGGTTAGTAGGGGTAAAAAATCCCTGTGTAAAATTGTAAGCCATTTACACTGCCTGTTTAGCAATAGCAAGCGGTATGTTGTTTTGATCTATATAACCAATTTGACTGCTGTTTGTTCTTGCTTTATTTAATAATGCATACACTTCATTGTCAAATCGAAGTCCGTTTGAGTTGACATACTTTAGTAAATCGTCTGTGGACACACCTTGTTCTGTACTAATATCATATAACACTTTTGATAATGCCTTGGCTTGATCAACAGCAAGGCCTAATTTTAATAGTTTGCCATAAAGTACGTCATATTTAGATGCTTCTAATGCCATATGTTAACCTCGACCGCTGGCAAGTCTTGCCTTGATTATAGGGTCGTCGCCTGTATAAGGAGCCGCATTTGGATCTCCCAATCTATTAATTGCTTGATCAATTGATCTAGTAGGCGACATTGCTGCCGTTTGAGATTGCTTTACACTTTCCGCATTTAAATCTTTGGGAGGAATAGTGTTATTTAATTTAATTTGCTCTTCTACTTGTTTAGCATAAGAGTTGTCTCGATCAGCAGAAGTTGCCTGCGGACTACCAGTTGTTGCCTGCGGGCTACTGACTGTCGATGAAGTGCTATTAGAATAAGTAACACTTTCATATCGCAGACTTACCTGCCATGTAATTGCTTCGCTGGCACTATAATCTAATGTGTCATGTTGCACATCAACAATCTTTGGACGCCATAATGTCACTACACTGGGTGTTTGTAGATTTTCTCTATCAGCATCTGCGCCGTAAAATCTAGTAATAACAATTTTATCTATGGGACAATCTTTACCAGTCTCTAACATCCTAATACCAAAATCATCAAAGCCTTTACGCATGGACTTTGTCTGTGGCGCAAAATTACCACTGACGATGTTCATATAGTTTTTAATAAAAGTTTGAAACCTATTATCTAACGTATCAGTAAATGAAATACTAATCGGTTCAAAGTTAATTTTAGTTGGAATAGGTTGACGCACATTCCATGCGTTTGCTACTTCTGTTTCTATGCTATACTTAGGAAGTTCAATCGTGCGAACAGCATCAAATATCAGCCTAGCTGGTGTTTGAAGTTGTCCTGTATACTGTGAGCTAAAGATTTCTACTTTAAAATGGAACTTTAGGCGAGCCGCTTTAAGACCGCCTAAGTTATACCATTTCATAGCGTCAGTTAATGCCGCCATGTATTATCCTTATGTTGCAGAGTTACCTGCGCCAATCGGTAATACGCCAGTAGTCAATCCGCCTTGTGTAGTAGCTGATCCAACTGCTTCACCGTGAATGTCTGCGGCGTCGTAACGTATCTGTAGTGTAATTTGCATTACATCGCTGGTTGCATAGTTATTTTCGCCGTAGTTTACGTTTTGGATGAAACATCCATTTAAACTCCAACTTTCAATGACTAGTCCTGGTTGACTACCATCCAGCTGTTCAATTACCATGCCAAACTTATAGTCACGTCCTGCTGTTGGAGCACTTTGCAGACCTTGGTTTAATTGCTTTTGTAATTGACTTGCTACAGCTTTAGTAACTGTACCGTTGATGTCGTCACGTAAAGTTAAAGTAACGGGTTCCCATGTGTGCTTACCAGCAAGGTAAGCACGACTGTTGTACGCATCTAATGTAACTTCATCGTGTGTTAGACTGGGTCTAGTTACACTAATTACGTTCTGTGTCATCGCAACCGTACTACCGTTGTTTCTACCAAAGTCATATAAATTAACTCTGAATCGATATTGGAGTTTAGGCATCACCATTGCATTAGTGCCTGTTGTTGGAACTCCAAATTGTGTTAAATCTGCCATGTTGTTTCTCCTTCGGCTATTTTATTTATCATTATGATAACTCGCCTGTGTTAACAACACGAACTGGAATGTAAATGAACTCAGCAGCCTTAACTGGCTCGATGGCAACATCTACATATAATTCGTTTCTGTCAATTCTAGCAGGTGTGTTGTTTGTTTCATCACAGACAACAATGAAGTCATAGATAGCACGTTTGGCAAGCAACTCGCCTAGGAAACTATCAAATACTTGTTTTACGTTAGCACGAGTAATCTTGTCGTTTGGTTCAAATATGAACGGACGTGCAAGAGGATCAAAACGCTCACGTAAGTAAGCCAATAAACGAGCAACGTTAACTCTATCTAAAGCACTAGAACCAGTTTGTAATGTTTTCTGACCGAAAACATAAACACCTTGTCCTGGGAAACGTGCAATTGGATTTAAACCAACTCTACTGCCATCGCCATACAATGTATCACGCTGACCTGTTGTCAATGCCACTGGTATAAATTCGCCTTCTCCGTTGATGTAACCCACGTTACTTGCATTGGTTACAACACCGCGTGTTAAACCAGCTGGAGCGAACCAAGGATAAGCAACTTGGTCGTTGTATGCATAAGTTCTTAGAACAACGTGACTTGCTGGAACAACAACATCGTTGCCACTTAAATCAGTTGCCAATGCACTTGGATAGTAACATGCTGCCTGATATGCAGAGCCACCGCTGACAATTAAACCATCTTCGCCTGTGCTACTTGCATTATTACCGCTCATCCAGTCAATTAATGTTTGACCTTGTGGGGCTAAACGCAATGGAGTATCTACGATAACAAATGCTGTTTCTTTACGATCTGTGTTCAATGACAACATTTCGTCGATTAGTTCTGGATAACCTGGAGCCGCAATCAGTGTAAAGAAGGTCATTTCTTCACGAATTGTTTCATTGCTAGAAACCGCGCTTTGTAATGATTTAACTACTGCTCGACGTTGTGCTTTACGCAACATATATGGGCTACCGTCTTCTTTGTTACCGCTGAATGTAAACCATGCTTTGTCGCCTGTAGCAACACCGCTGGCATCTAGTACATCACTGTATTGTTTAACGTTACCCGTTGAAACAATACCATTCCATAATAAAATACCATTTGGATACAATAAAGGATCAGGAGCATTTTCGTCAACTGCCGTTGCACCGCCTGTGCCATTTGTAGTGTCGCTTGGTGTATATGTTAAATCAGCAAATACAACACCATTAGGAGTTGTTTGATCTGTTACATTGCGAGAAACCCAAGAACTACCATCGTATTCATAAATTGCAGGATAGTTTTCTACATCACTACTGTCAATCCAGAAGTCACCGTTTGCAGGACTACTCGGAGAATTAGAATCGATAGTGATATCGGTGCCTATCGGTTCCCATTGACTATTTGCTTTTACATATAAGTCAACTGCCAAACTAGTATTGTACCATAATGCACCGTCTATTGTTGCACCTACAGGAGCACTAGCACCAGATTGTTCATCTAATGAACTCCAATTGCTGCCGTCATAATAACGTAATTCTACATTGGCACTTCCAGTGTCTGCTTTAGCATATACTTTACCTGCAGATAATGCACTTGCAAAACCTGTAGTGGCCGCCGAGTCATTGGCATAAACAGGAGTTGCTACAATTACCCACGGGCTACTGTCTGGAATATTAGCACTTACATATTTTTTAACTGCTAAACTTAAACCATTGTTAGGACTTGTAGTCTTTAACCATACATCGCCAGCCGCTGTTGCTGTAGGAATATTGTAGTGAGCTGAAACAAAAACTGTAGGGATTGCAGTATTTGTTGTTGTACAAATTTCCCAAGCGCCTGATACTTTTTTATACACTTGATAACTAGAAACTGTAGAAGTTGCTACAACTGCATAATCACCGTTGGCACCAATGCCAACATAAGGAGTAACACCCAAACTGTTAGTAGTGTCGTTGGCGTCAGTGATAACTAAAGGAGTTTTTGCAACCCAACTAGATGTACCAATTGCTGATGCTTCAAAAATACCCCAGCTTGTATTAGCCAAGTCTAGCCAGTATGTACCATTGGCAGGTGCGCCAGCTGGTTCAATGTCTGTTGGTTCTAATTGTAGCAAATCAATGTCTGCACGTAAAACATAAGCACGATTGGCAAGACCCAAATAGCTGTAAGCAGACAATAAGCCATACTCGTTGACTTCTGAACCATGTACTGCTGTACCGTTTACTGTTTTAAATTTTGGTTGACCAAATTGCTCGACAAGTTCGCGTTGACTTGTTAGCAAATAGGGCTTATTGGCATTTGCAGGAATTGTTCCTGTTGCATAGCCTGTGCCACTTACATTGTCTTTGTTAGACTGTGTGGCTAAAATGATTAAAGGAACTGTTCCTTGGCCAGCAGATCCGAATTGACTTTGGTCAATAATCGAAATCTCTACGCCTGGTGATGTTAGTGCCATTTGTTTTCTCCTCTATAGGTTATACATATTTATACTATTTCGGAGAAACCAGGCTATTTAGCGGAATTCATATTTTCGAGCGTTCGGGTTGCACCACTGTTTCTACTTGATTAAACAAAGAGTCTAATGTAGAATTATTATCTAACATATAATCAAACTTAGTACCTACCCAAGCTGTTTCACTGGCATGAACACCCAATGCTTTGAGCTTTGCGGCAGCAAATGCATCACCTTCATTTGCTTTGGAGGCCATAATATACCAACTAGGCAATTCTCCCCGGGCAACACAAACAATAATGCCGGTGGCATTTTTAATACTAGCTATTTCATTAGGAAATCTACAATCACTGATAACAATGTTATCTTTGCTTCTGCGTAATTTATTCTCTACACTAGCAATCCAAATGTCATCATGAAAGCCTCGACGGCATACCTCCGTGCCCCATTGCTGTAATACCCAACGCGGTGTTAGATTAGGCAAGTTTAATCGCTCTGCCCACCATGGATCTACTTGTTCACGCCATTCACGTGCTTCTTTAGTACGACCTTCCAGCATAACTCTATCCCAGCCAAATACTGCGGCCACTGCATCTTTTAATGTGTTAGCAAAACTTTCACGACGAAAGCCGTGTACATTTACTAGATAGTCTGCAATGGTATCTTTACCACTGCCAATAAAACCACATACGCCGATAATCATTTTAATGTCTCCTCCAGCCATAGTTTACAGTCAGGCCATTGTTTATATATGTGAGATAGCCCTCCGGCACTGCGCCATTCTTCGCAGTTACTTGTTCTGTCATCAATTAGTATATCTCCTTCTTGACAGTGACGATGTTTGTCGTGACTGAATGGTCCAAAGAATACTGTGATATCAGGATAGCGTTCATGTGCCCACCATACTTTATCGCTGGCAGCATAGGGCATTGTATAGTCATGGGGTAATGCTGTTAGAAAGAATAAACCACAGTTTGTTCGATCTCTGTAGTCCCTGCACCACTGTACAAGTTCATCGGCGCCAGGTTTTTTAGGAAGGTCCCGATAGAATCGTTGTCGTGTTTGTAGTTTTTTCCAATCAGCGTCTGGAATTCTTTGTCCGTAATCCCAGTTGCGCTGTACCATTTCACGAGCAGTCTTCATCCAGTCTGCTACTACGTCATCCATGTCAAGATATATGTTCATGCTAATATTATATAGCAAACAAATCTACTTGTCAACGGTATTTTACTTTTTAGGAGTGGGATTTTCGCCAGTTAATTTTGGTCTAGCGAACCATAACTTGAACCATTCGTCGGTGCCTGGACGAATGTTATTCTTACGCATGTACTCACCTTTGTCTGTTCCAATCTCACCGGTGATGGGACTGACTGCATTTTTATCAATGCCGGCAAGTTTGCGTAATTTATCTTTATCCAATTATGAATCCCAATGGGTCACTGCCGTCTGCATATAGTTTTAAGTCTTCTTCTAACTTTTCCATGTCGGCGGCTGCTTCTGATTTTAAATTGTCACCATTTAAACTTGTTCCACCTTGTGGTCCTGCAATAGTACTAAACTTACTACGAGCTTCTCCTAATATAAACTTGGCCTGTGCCATGGCGTAGTCTTTGATCCAAGGACCACAATATACATCGTTTAATAACTCGTCATCGGCTTTTTCAACAAACGTCCAAAGATACACTTCGTCATCTGCTCTAAACTTACGGTGTATGAATAACGTACGATCACTAGGATTAAATGTAAAAGTGCAGTATGCTCCGAACATACGTGCTAAAAGTTCCCTGCGATCTGCATATAGTTCATAGTTTAATAAACCTGAGAAGTTGGTGTTACTTTGTAATAACATGTTACTCAAGTACATTGTATTGAATGGTTCGAAGTCAACACCAGTACTGCTAATGCCCATGGCACCAGTGCTTCGTAAAAATACATCACGAATATTAACCACCTGTTGCGGCAGTTGATATTCTTGCTGTTCCATTTTAATGTTTAACTTAAGAAACTTTTCTATAACTGATCTACTGCCGCGTTGACGATATTTGCGTAGTGCTTTTGAAATAGCCAGCTCATAGTGATCTGAATCCAGTTCGACATCGACCATACCGCCACCTAGGCGTAATTCTATCTCTCTAATTAATTCGTCTTTCACGCTCATAAGAAAATCTCCCGTTATGTATATTTAGCGGGAGATTTAAGTTTAGAAGTTTAGATTTTAGTCTACTGCCGGGCTAAAGGCTTTTACTTGCTGGATTTTTGTTTCAATTTTAACTTCGTCAAAATAGACAATCTGTGTTGGCATGGGTCCATTATTTCTGCTAATCAAGGTGTTGTAAATACCATATTTAACAAAGAAATCTTTGGCTGTGTAATTAACAAGAGGTTTGTTAATCGAACCTTTAAGTTGTCCATTTACATAAACGTGAACAAAACCCTGGGTCTGTGAAGTTGAAAAATGTAATGCTACATCTGTCCATTTTTCTTTCATCTCATCAATCTTAGACATTTTAATATCTGTACATACCGTGGTTCCAGCTGCCGGGTTTGTTAATTCTTGCCAACAAAAGTTGTACTCGTTGCCCAGCATGTATAACTGAAACAGTGATGGTGCTGATGCAAAACCTGCATAAGTACCAGTGGGACCGTTTCTAGGTTTGATTTGTCCAACAGTGCTTTTTACAGTACTAGAAGTTTGAAAATCATTTGGCAGAAACAAAGAGAATGCAAACCAGTATTCTTTACCGCTTGTCATATTTTGTTCTACTACGACCTCGGTTCTAGAACGATCAGTAGTGCAATCATTCCATCCTGGCTGAGTAGCACAATCACCTGCTCGCAACTCAAATCGTTGAGCAGTTTTTCCAGCTCTAACAGGCTCTGGATTTTGAACTATTTGATAGCCATGAGGCGTGTTGCTCAATGACCTAGTCACTGTGAGTTTTTGGTACCTATCAGTAGCAACAACATCATTTTTGACAATTTCAGCATTACCACTATAACATGCTGTTAATAAAACAATTAATAATGAAGCTAATATGGTTTTTTTCATTTAATTTTAGTAGTTATTGAGTTGTAAAAAATAAGTCAGGATTTTTAGATGCGTATGGGGCAATACCTACTACATTATTTTTTGTTTGAATAGTCCACCATTCAATCCAAGTTCCTAACTGATTATACAATAATGAAGATATCTTAGTAGATACGTTATAGGCTTGCAATACATTGTTAGAATAAGTTGTTCTGCCAATATAAATTACTGTTTGATTACTTGCATTTTGCGCTACAGTAAAGTCAAGTGCAGAAGGAGCTTCTGCAATACCGGGAATAACTGTTTTACGTGTTCCAAAAGTATTATTAGAATTTCCATATAGAACTACTGTTTCAGCAGAGCCGATGGGCGATTCATGTCCACCTGCAATTATATCAATGATTCCATCTTTATCTACGTCGACTAATTCTACAGAATAATATCCAGCAGTATTACCTTGTCCAAAAATTCTATTATTATCAAATACAAAGGTTCCATTTTTTTGATTAATCAATGCTGTGATATTGGCGCCGGGACTTCTGAAACTATCTGTAATAACAATATCAATCCATCCATCTCCATTTACGTCTGCGGCGGCGGCACCGTGATAATAGCTGGTACTGGTTGTGCCAACATCTGATACTGCAAATTTGCCTTGACCTTTAGAATCATTTAACAATAGTTTATTAATTTCGCCTGGCCATTTACCATTTACTTGCATATCCCAGCCGTGACACACAACAAAAATATCAGGGTGACCGTCATTGTTAAAATCAGCAACAACGGCTTTTCTCGGAGTAAGACATCCTGCTATTTTTGTAGTAGTGGATTCAAGATTACCGTTGGCGGACAATTTAAAAAATTGAAACTCTGCTCGATGTTCATCTTTGATATACATAGGTGCTGTACCTATACAATTAGGATCGATGCCATTTGGCTTGTAACATTGCAGACTGTTTGACTTGGCAATCATTACTGCCATCTTATTATCTCCAAAGAAATTTCCAACAGCCCAAGCCGAAGTATAATTATTAGGATTTACAATATTTAATCTTGGAATATTTTGCAACTTTGCATTTTCATAAGATGTTTTGTACAAGGTTATTGTCGATACCGGCGAAGATGCGCCAACCGATAACACTGTTCCTACATTAATAATAACGTCATAGTAAACAAACCCATAGGCGCTTACACTGGGAATTGTAAGTTGATTTTTATATGGATCATATGAATCATAAGTAGTGCTTGGCTTTGCTGGATATTTTGAATCCAGACTAGAACCGCCTACAGTTAAGATAGGACCAACTGTGATAACAACATCACGGTAAATTATTTCTCCCACCAACACCGCTGGAATAGTTAGTTGATTGTTTACATGATTATATGTGTCTGTGGCATAAACTATAGGAGAGAAAAATGCCAGCAACGATAAAAATAATTCATTAATATATTTCATATTAACCGCCGTTCTTTTTTAGTAGAGGTGCAAAGGGATCAGTTGGTGCAGGTGTTGCTGGTTGAGTAGGCAATGACTTCCCCAGTGCTTCCTGAAAAGGATTTGCCTGAGTTGCCACACTTCCTCCGCCACCACAGGCAGTTAATGTTACTGCTAAAATTAAAATTAAATTTTTCATTTGTATACCTTTAACAAAATTACATCTGTACTTATACGTCCGTTAAGTTTGATCTCTGTGCTTTTAATTCCTTTAAACCATTTCTTAGCGGCAGGCTTGCCATTGGCACTAAACTCTTTAATCTGTTCTTTTGGCTTGCGTAGGGTTTTTTGCACACTTGCTGTGGCGTCAAATCCCATAATAGAACTGTTCTTAACTGTTAGTGTACCTGCATATTGGTCTGCAATGTAGATACCCAACTTGCGTGTCTTAGTATTGTAAACCCATAGCTCTTGTGCTGTAAGGATTGTAGTCGGATCTGCACTTTTGAGAGCCAACTCTTTAAACTCTTTTGCGTACTTCAATTTGGCCACTACCTTCTCCGGCAGTACTGCTTTCTTCTTACGTGGAGCTTTGCTGGCTTTCTTAACTACATTGTAGCTGTTAGCATCTGTTAGAGCCTGTGTCCACCATTTAACCATGGCAGTAATCTGGCGCTTGCCTAAATGCTTGTAAGCTTCTAATACCTGAGGATCTTTGCTGTTGTTGACTTCTTCAAATTCTGAGATCTTTTTGCTGATGAACTCTGTTACAGTTTTAACCTGTACTGCTGGCACATTCATTTGTGTCATCAACTCCACTAGTTTAGGCTCGCCTTTAAACTCCGCAATAAAGTCATCAAAGCGACCTTCTAGTTCTCCCAAGAACTCTGACGTCTTTTCTGCCATGCGTTCTTGTATATTGAACTTGGGCTTGTCGTCTACTACAACTTCTGCAACTTGAGCAGAAGTATCAACGCCTTTGTCCGCTTGTTTAAGTTGTTTAACCAATGTACGTAGTGTACCAAACCTTAGTGCCAAGCCGACACGACCTGCTCTTAGTGCAAAGCCAACTGTGGTACCGGGCCACATGTCGCCGCGACGAACTGCATCTGCTGTTTTTTGGCGGCGTGGATTACGTGCAAGGAATTGACTAAGCCATTCTGCGCTTTTCTTTTTGTCTTGTGTGTGTGCGTACCAATTAAGTGTACGCATTACCTGTGTCCTGTACTCACTATCAGTCCAGGCCTGTTGTTCTTCTACGCTGGGGTAAGTGGGCTCCTCGCCAACATACTTGACATCTACTTCTCGGTAGACAACTGTTTTGGCAAGGGGCTCGTAGCGCCATGCCAATTTATCTGTGCTTGTTTGTTTAACTGCTTTTTTGGTGGCCATACTTGCTCCTAGTAAAAATGTAATTATACACTAACTTCTATTTTGTGTCAATTGCCCGGCGCAACAGGAGTTCCTGTTTTGAGAAAGCGTCAATTTCCCAAGGCATGTCCAAATATTTTGTTTTTTTGGTATAACGTTTACCCTTCCAATATCTAACTTCATTTGGGGCAAACTTCATAATACCTTTGGCAAGTTGGCGGACATGTACCATCTCATGTGCCAATGTTGTGGCCATTTCCATTAACGCCATCGGTGTAAGACGTTTTGGTGCTTTAATTAATACAAGATAGCAGTCTGCTAATTCTATATTGTGTGTAGCGCCTTGAAAATCATCTTCCAAATCTTTAGTAACTTTTACTAGAACTGCTCGTTTGCTGTTAACCAAACTCAACTGCTCAATAAACGATGGCATTAAACTGTCCAAAAACTTTTCTATTTTGGGACTGTCTGCATCCACATCATACTCCATCATACCCGACTCCAATTTGTGTGTATAGTGTATTATACTATAGACATCAATTTGTGTCAATTAAAAACCCGCCGAAGCGGGTTTGTGCTAATCAATTACTATTAATTAGAAACGGTGTGTTAAACCAACACCAATTTGTTCTACGTCACGTGATGTTCCAACGGCATCAACATTGCGATATACAACACCTACATCAGTACGTTTACTAAACGCATATTCTACACCAACTGCATAGGCTTTAACATCTGTACTCGTTGTACCATAACTTGCTTTAGCAGTAACAGCACCAAATGATTGACTTACACCAATTAAATTACCCGTGCTGTTTACGGCACCTTCATTGTCACTGTAAGTATAAACTACTGTGGCTTTACCAACTTTAGTATTCAACCCAACTACTGTACTTTTTTCAGAGCCGGCAGTATAAGTTGCCACAGTACCATTGACACCATATGCACCAGCACTCAGGCTATAAGAACTTGCATCAGCACCCGTTGCATTGTGAGCATTATCAGCAGTAAGTGTTACACCTTTCATAGGAGTAATGCTAACGAATGTACCATTGCTCATACGTAGACCGCGTAGGTTATGAACATCGCCGGCAATAGAACCATACATAACTCCGAATACATCGTTCTTAGCAATAGCTGAGAATTCGCTGTGAACATTGCGACCTAAATTAATGCTGCCTAATTTGTTCGATAGACCAACTGTTGATTGACGATCTCCTAATTGAGTGTCGGCTGATTTTGGATCGTTTGCAAACAGTTTAGTATCGATAACAACTGAAGCTGTCAAATCGTTGCCTAATGTTTCTGAACTTCTAAAAGTGATATTACTAGTAGGTTCCGAAGCCATACTATTAACTGTGGTAACCCCAGTTTTTGTGCTATCAATATATTGTCCGATTTTACCAGAAACGGTAGGTTGAGCCGATGCTACAGTTGTTACTAATACCAACACGGTTGCTAAGATTGTTTTTTTCATATTAAATTTCCTTTTTTTGTTTAGCAAATTAAAATAATTTACTATCTTATATATTACATGTATTCAGATTCTCCTGTCAAAGAGACTAAAATCAAATATTTCAATGAGTTTTTGGTAGTAGACAATTAAAAAACTTTAGGTAAATAGTTATACTATGCCAAGACTAAGCCTGTGGAAACCTGAAAAAACAAACGACTATCATTTCATGGATAGACTTATCCGTGAACAATTTATGGTAGGCGGTACTGGTGTGTTGATCCACAAATATTTACAACCAGCAGATCAAGGTGCCAGCAATGATCCGACCAAGCCCAACTATAGAGCCGATGATATATTAAACGAAACTAAGATACAAGACTTGCTGTTCTTAGAAATTCGTGATAGAATTTATGATCCCGACGTCTACGAACTTCGCGGAGTTTATAACGTAGGTGATCAGGATTTTGACTTAACACAATTTGGTTTATTTTTAAGTGCTGATACTATCTATATTACTTTCCATACCAATGACATGGTCGACAGAATGGGACGTAAACTCATGGCAGGAGATGTACTAGAACTGCCGCATATTCGCGATGATTTATTGTTGGACGAAACCAAGCCCGCTATCAATAAGTTTTACGTTATTCAAGATGCTAGTCGTGCCGCAGAAGGTTTTAGTCAAACTTGGTATCCACACATTTGGCGTATCAAAGCCAGTCCAATGACAGATGCTCAAGAGTATAGAGATATTTTATCACAGCCTGCAGACAATGGTGTCGACACATTAAAAGATGCATTGAGTACGTATCAAAAAGAACTAGAAATATCCAAAGCTATTATTGCTCGTGGTGAACAGCTTGCACCTACTATTTTAGATGATGGCAGTAATATATTACAAAACACAACCAAGCCTTATCAAGCAGATGCTGATCCAACTTATAATCACGGAGAAGCATTAGACTCGGGTCTAAGTTTCCCTTTAACTCCAAAGCAGGGAGATTTCTTTTTACGCACAGACTACAAACCCGCGGCATTGTTTGCTTATCGTGGCACACGTTGGCAACGTATGCAAACTGACAATGGACCAGTTGACTTAAGAGACAAAGTTCTCAATGCCGCTGGCTTTATCAATAATGATGCTGTCACTGTTGTTGGCAATCAAGAATTCCCAGAACGTCAAGCACTGAGCCAAGTAGTATTACCTAAATCAGATTTTTAATTATGCAACAATATTTTTACGATGAACAAATAAGAAAATACCTAACGCAGTTTATGCGTATCTTAGGGGGATTTTCAGTTAAAACTGGCAAGGATAGAAACGGCAACGAAAGTTACATTCAAGTGCCTGTGCGCTATGGCGACATTAATCGTATGGCTGCTCACATTTTAAAAAATCAAAGTGAGAACATGATTAACACCGTTCCGTTTATCAGTTGTTATGTCACAGATCTACAAATCAGCGCAGAACGTAGAAGTAATCCTACACACGTTAGTAAAGTGCAGGTCTATGAAAAGAAAGTTGATCCCACAACCGGAGATTACATCGAAGGCGAAGTGGGCAATACTTATACTGTAGAACGCTATATGCCTGTGCCCTACGACTTAACAGTACAAGTGGATATATGGACCAGTAACACAGATCAAAAGCTACAATTAATAGAACAATTATTGGTATTATTTAATCCCAGTATTAACTTAAAATCCAACAGCAATCCCTTTGACTGGAGTAACTTAACCTACACCGAGCTAGTAAACGTTGTATGGAGTGTGCGACAAGTTCCTCAGGGCACAGATGACATCATCGATGTTGCGGCATTAAATTTTAACATTCCTATATTAATTAATCCTCCGGCTAAAGTTAAACGTCAAACTCTTATACATACAATATTAAACGAGATTAAAAAATTAAAAGAAGAAGATCCAATAGATTGGATCGAAGATGATCCAATACCAAACAAACAATGGGTAGTAGTTACATTTGAAAATTTAAAATTGCAGGTTAGAATAGAAGGTGATCGTGCCACGCTGTTAAACAAAGCAGGTGGGCTCACTGACGAAGATGGCAACTTACTATCATGGGAAACTTTATTAAAACCATTTGGTGATTTAAGATTAGGTATCAGTAATCTACGTCTACGACGAGGCAGTGATCCCAGTGATCCCAACAACGACATTGTTGCCACTGTTGCAGAAATAGACACAGACAATCCAAATGTTGCTGTCATAGATGTTGATCAAGATAGTTTGCCCAGTGCTAGTTTAGCGGCTATCAATGCAATCATTAATCCCAGTCGTGTTGCCCCTGGCAGAAATTTACCTGCGGCAACAACAGGGCAACGATATCTAGTATTGGAAGATGTGCCTAATAATAATTTCTGGGGTGTAACAGACGCTCGAGCCAATGACATTATACAATACAACGGAAGTAACTGGATTATAAGTTTTAATTCATCTGCTAATACCGAAGCCATTGTATTAAATACGACTACTGGTATATTGTACGAGTGGCGATCAGGTCAATGGATTAGTGTGTTTGAAGGCACATATCAAAACGGATGGTGGAGAATTTATCTTTGAAACAGTTTAGAGGTGTTGGTGCTATTATAGTCAGCGAAGACTCAGGTCGAGTCATGACAGTGTTACGCAGTCCGCAAGAAAGCTATCCCAACACTTGGACGTTTGCTGGAGGTAAAGTTGAAGCCGATGAATCAGAAATCAACGGACTACGCAGAGAGTTACAAGAAGAACTTCAACTAATTAAAATAAAAAAAATAATACCGTTGCATAGATATCAAAGTCGAAGTAAAGATTTTGTCTATGACACTTTTGTAGTATTAGTTAACAAAGAATTTATACCCGAGCTTAATTGGGAGAATGCCGGCTATGCATGGACTAGCATAGATAGTTTGCCCAGCCCATTGCATCCAAAAGCCCGTCAAATGATTAGTTCTAGCAGGCTAATTAAAAAATTTAAAAACTTCTATAGTTGGATTGATAAGAAGAATGTCAGCAGAGATAATTCCATTCCCGAAAAAGATAAAACTACGACGATTTAAAAGCGTTGATTTATATCATTGCTGGGATCGTCGATTAGACAATCCCTTGCTGAATAGTTTGTTCAAACAAGAAGTCAGTTATGTAGAGCGTTGGTACTTGCAGACCGTGCATCTTCTTAACATGGAATTAGTCGAGCACCCATTAATAATAACGTTAATGGCAGATAATACTCTAGACTTATTAATCGAGCTTATTAAAAAAGATTTAGAGATTCAAAAATCTGTGGAAGATGATGTTACTATAGCCACAGATTATAATTTGATTAGACTTAATAAGTGGCTGGTTAAGTTTCAAGGTCTACTTCAATACCGTCATCGACTTTATAACTTTTAGTACCAAGATGGCCTAACTCGCAGGTTGTTTGTACATCAAGCCAAATATCTGTGCTGATACATTTTCTAAAAAACTCAATGTCTTCGCCTGTGTAGTGACCGTCATAGTAGCCTATTTCAAACCAAGGCTGTTTAATTTTCTTAAACACTGGAGTTTTAATTAAACAAAAACCTAGACCCATTGCTGCCACTTTGATGTGACTATCTGTTTGTTCATCGCATCGTACGTGAGTATCCCAAGCGTCGATTTCTGTCCATGCTGTTGTAATAAACGGAGCGACACGTTTGCTGTAAGCGGCACCGACAATGTCTTCATCGAAATCCAATAAATTAATTACATGATATGGTTCAAATTCCATGTCACTGTCAATAAACATAACATGAGTTGCTTCCCATTCTTGGGCCGACTTAACAAGTTCATAACGCTGATTTACAATTAAAGTTCCTGGACTTATAAAGAGTTTGTTATCAATTTCCAATTCAGCTAACACGCTAGCAAGATTGTACAAGCAAAAGCTAGTCGCGGTGTGCATCTGGTCTCTAGCTGGTATACATATCGCCAATTTTATTTCAGAGTATTTGTTTGTCATTTAATTTTCTTTAACAGTAATTTCTTAGCTGGGGCCTGTTCTTTAGAGTTAGATTCAGGTTGAGGTTGATTTGGCTCTGGAGCCGAAATTCCAATTTCCATTTCAGCGTTGGCTGTGGCAACTTTAATTGCATTTGCTAATTTAACGCAAATTTGTGTGGACTTAATGTATAAGTCTTCGGGTAGTTTGACCATTTTGCTCATAGTTTCAACTGTGGGTCTTCCAAAAGTTAATAACTCTATAGCAGCCTGTTTGCCTAAAAAGTTTACCCAGTAGTCTTGTTCGGAATCTTGCCAATTATTAACAGCGTCCGTTAATGTTGCAGTATCTTGTTGATCTAGAATTTTTAGTAGTTTAGATTTTTCTTCTTCTAAACATAGTTTTTCAAAAGTTCGAGTTTCTGTTTCCAGATCACTGTCGATCTTTCTAATTTTATTAATTATATCTATGACAGAACGCGAGTATGCTGATCCTGCGAGATTATTAAAATTTTCTTGTTCAAAATCACTGAGAACATGAAACGGGCAAGAATCTAGCAATTCTTTATACCTGTTATTTGTTGGTTTAGCAGTTGTCTTTTTTGTGGTCATAAAAAAATACCTTGATGTTATTCAAGGTATTTATAATCTACTATCTTAAAATTAATGTGCGTAAGGAGTAGTCTGTCCACCGAATCTAGAACTTAAACTAATTTGAGTTCCAGCTGATTGACCAATCAATCCGCCTAATGTGCCGCTCAATGTAATGTTTTGGCCTGCGCTTGGCGTGATATTAGTGTATGCTTTACGCACACGACCCATTACAATTTCGCTGCCTGTTGCTGGTAATAATGCCATTTATAAATCTCCTATTGAATTATTTATCGTAAATAATGATTTTGACTTATAAGAAGGGAGGAAACTCCCTTCTTATTCTACAAATTAATGTAAAGTCTTTTTCATATCCTTACGAAGTTCTTCAATCATAGCTTGTTGTTCTTTGATAGCGTTAACTAAAACAGAAACAACTTTGTCATAACGAATAGTCTTGTAACCTTCGATTGCAGACTGTGTAACCAATTCTGGCAATACTGCTTCAACTTCGTCGGCCATTAGACCAATTTGGTCCATGTGCTTTGGAAGACCCAAAGACTGAGCAAGTTCGCTGGAGTCATATGTATAACCGTTGATAGCCATAACTTTTTCTAGTGCGCTGTCAATTTTAGATACATTTGTCTTCAAACGTGCGTCAGAGTAGTAAGCTGTAATTTCACCAGTTGCTGTAAGGTTACCAGATACTGTTAAACCACCTGTTGAACAAGCACTACTTGTTGACAATGCACCAGTGTGTGTGCTTGCCAAAATAGATGATGTAACATATCCACTTGGGTTAGTACTATTATAAGGTGTAAAGCCTAAAGCTGTTGTAACATTACCACTTGTAATACCAGTGATATAACCACTTGGGTTAGTACTATTATAAGGTGTAAAGCCTAAAGCTGTTGTAACATTACCACTTGTAATACCAGTGATATAACCAGCACCGTTAGTTAGTTGGTTTGTGTTAGTTGGGATACTGAATACACCAGTTGAACTGTTGTAAGCACCTGAACCAGCTGCGAAACTAACTGCACCACGAGCCAATGCGTCTGTGTACTGAGTAATTGTTGTTGCGATAGCACCGCTAGTAATTGTTATACCTGTACCTGCGCTGAAATGAGCACGTACATCACTGGCACTTGGACCTGTGTAAGTAATAACACCAGTTGTGCTGTTGTAACTCAAGCTACCATCACCACCAGAATCAGTAACGCTTACTGCGCCACGTGCTAATGCGTCTGTGTACTGAGTGATTGTGTTAGTAATAACACCCGTTGTGCTATTATAGCTAATACCTGTACCAGCACTTACTGCGGCTCTTGCACGAGCGTCAGTGAAGAATCTGTTTGTAGAACCTTCAGTGATTTCGTCTGTGTTATCTTTAGCTTGTACAGCACTATCAACATAACTTGTTGTTGCAAAACTTGCACCGTTAGTCAATTGGTTAGTGTTAGTTGGGATTGTAAATACACCAGTTGTGCTGTTGTAAGCACCGCTGCCAGCTGCGAAACTAACTGCACCACGAGCCAATGCGTCTGTGTACTGAGTGATTGTTGTTGCTACAACACCAGAAGTTACAGTAATACCTGTACCAGCTGTGATTGCGGCTCTTGCACGAGCGTCAGTATAGTACAAGTTTGTACCTTCAGTGATACCTGTTGTACTTGGAGTAGTATAGCTGAATACACCAGTTGAACTGTTGTATGATAAGCTACCACCAGCACTTACTGCACCACGAGCCAATGTATTACTAAAATACTTGTTTGTCACGCCTTCACTGACTACGTCAGTGTCTAAAGTACGTGTACCACCTAATGCTACGCTTGTACCATTGATAGTGATGCTGTTGTTTGACAAGCTACTATTTGGAATAGAACCTAGACCAAATGTACCAGTTGAGCTGTTGTAACTGATACCAGTGCTATTTGTAATGTTTAATGCACTACGTGCGCGAGCATCTGTGAAGTATTGATTTGTACCTTCAGCCAAGTCTGTTGTGCTAACTGCCATTGGGTAATAAACAGCGCCATTGTTAGTAAATGTCCAAATATCAGAACCTTCGTTCCAACGTAATTGTACGTTGGCTTCGTCACCACGCTTGACTTCAATGCCAGCGTTTTGACTTGGAGCACCAGTTGCATCACTGTTTAGCGTGATGATGTTGTCAGCCAAGTTAATTGTGTTTGAGTTAACACTTGTTGTTGTACCGCTAACTGTGAAGTTACCAGCAACTACAACACCATTGGCATCAACTGTCAATGCTGTGCTACCGTCTACTGTGACTGTAACTGTACCAGTACCTGAGTCAACAACAGAAATGTTGCTGTTACCTTGAGTAAGAGTACTTGTGCTGATGTTACCAATGGCCGTATCAACATAAGTCTTTGTGGCTGCATCGTTGGCACTACTTGGAGCACCTAGACCGATAATTTTGTTACTGTTCATTTCGATGTTGTCACCGAAATTAACTTTGATACCTGCGCTGTCAGTAATGTTCTTACCGGCTGCAATTTGCAATGTACCGTCAATTTGAATATTTGATGTGCTAGAACCTAATTGTAAAATACCTGTACCAAGTGTCTTGATACGAATGTTTTCGTCTAGGTCAGCAGAGAATGTAATTGTACCAGCATCGTCTTGAAGAACTTTTTGTCCGTTAACATACAAAGAACCTGGACCAACGTAAATATCTTTCCACTGCTTGCTTGGGCTACCCAAGTCATAAGTAACGTCTGCACTTGGAACAATGCTACCAGCGATACTAGAAATACCGCCAGTTAATGTCATACCTGCAAACTGTGGTGTGCCTGCTGTAGATAAGTTTTGTGCTGTAGTAATTGCACCAGTACTGCTGTTATAGCTAATACCAGTTCCTGCGCTGATTGCGGCTCTTGCGCGAGCATTTGTAAAATATTGTGCAGTTCCTTCTGCAACATCTGTAGTGCTTAAAACTACAGAACCTGTCTTTGTATTAACGCTTGTAACACCACCGATTTGAACAACGCTGTCAGAGCCGTCATTTTTTTTGATATAAATTAAACCGTCATATGTGTTAATGCCGATTTCACCTAGTGCTAGCTGGGCTGTCGTTGGGACTTTGCCCGGCGTAGAACTACGCTTTAAAATAATTTGATTTGCCATTGAGTATATACTCCCTTAAGGGACGATAAAATATTCGATCTTATCGTTCGAATTATTTATCTAAAACTTGAGTATTACTTTGAATTATGTTATGAATAGTGGCGATTTTAATATTCACCTGCATCCAAATTTATGTCAACTTCAGTGACTTGAGTTATCATTCCGTATTCATCTATGGTTAGCACCACACTTTTTGATCCAGAACCATAAGTTCCTGCTGTTTCTAAAGCACCTAGTCTATTTTCTCTAACAAATGTAAGTGCAGTGGTACCCAAAGTAATTATACCAGGAGTAATCAATACCCAAGTTGTTTTGGCGTTTACATCGCCTTCTTCAACATAGACTTTAAGTCCTGCTGAAACTTCATTGTTACTGTCGGCATCATCTGATCTTACTAATTTAGACGACGATGAATTCCACATATAAATTCCGTTTTGACTAGCAGTAGTCTGACCCACCAATAACACTCTATTTCTGTGCACCAGATTGACATTATCAATGGTATAAATTAAAGTGTTGAGATTAATATTTGTTCGTTGAACGACTCTTGCGCTGTCCTTATAATCGGATTCTGCGCTGACGAATTGTTTACCTCGAAAAATTGGCATTGAGAATATCCCTGTCGTTGTAAAACGATATTTTATAGTTTATTTATACAGATTTACAAAAGGAAAAAGGTGCCCGAAAGCACCTTTTACCAGTTTACTAATACCGTTAGATATTAATATGTACCACCGTCGATTGTACTGTTTTCGTTCAAAATACCGCCAGCACTTAACTGTGCAGTTGGTGTTGCGCGAACCATGATGTAATCGTCAGCTTCCGGAGCAGTGTCAAACACGATACTTGTTTCATCATTAACTGTGTTAATTGTGAAAGAGTATGTTGGTGCTTGTACCAAACCGTTGATATACACTTGAACGTCATTGATAGTGTTGATCTCAACTTCAGTATTGAAACTTGTTGTTGTACCATCACCTGTGAAGTTTAGTGTTGTTACTGTAACTGCAATATTCTGTGCGATGAAAGTCTGTAATGCAGAGTTCCAAACCAAAGAATAACCGTCATTTACTGCACCATCACTGGCAACGTCGGCCAAGTCAAATACGCTAGCAGCCGCAATTGCCGCTTCGCCACGTGCTACAGTGTAGTACATGTTTACGTCACCTTCGTCGATAGCATCAGTGTTAGGCGTTACAAAAGTAAATGTACCTGTACCTGTAGCATAGCTCAAGATGTCAGCATCATCAGTTACTAAAGTAATAGCACTGGCTGCACGACTATCAGTAAAGTACAAGTTTGCACTACCTTCGTCGATGTTATCAGTGTCTAATACGACATCACCGGTTTGTGTGTTAACACTCCAAACTGCGGCTTGTGTACTGATAACACCAGTACTTGCATCATAATTGATGTTGCTACCGTTGCTTACACTTGCGCGAGCACGGGCTGTTGTGAAGTATAAGTTTACACTGCCTTCTTGAACTTCATCACTGTTGATACCGGCCAAGCTGAATGTGAATACACCAGTTGTTGGATCGTAAGCTAATACAGTACTGTCACCAGTTGTCAAGCTAATAGCACTACGAGCACGACTGTCTAAGAAGTACTTGTTAGTTGTACCTTCAGCAACATCATCTGTACCTAAAGTAATACTGCCACCTAAAGAAACATCTTTAGAGTTAACTGTAACTTTACTGTTAGTCAATGAGCTATTTGGGATACTTGCTAGAGCAATAACACCTGTCGCTGAATCATATGTTGCACCACTTGCTGTTGTAGCACTGATATGAGCACGAACTTCGCTGGCACTTGGACCAGTGTAAGTGAATTCACCTGTTGCTTGATTGTAGCTGAAACTACCGTCACCGCCGGCATCAACTGCATTGAAGTGGGCGCGAGCATCGGCAGCACTTGGGCCTGTGTAACTGAATACACCAGTTGCGCTGTCATAGCTGAAGTTGCCATCACCACTTACTTTAGTTGCACTAACTGCATCACGGTAATCAGCATCAGTTGGTCCAGTGTAAGTAAATACACCAGTTGAACTAGCATAACTGAAATTACCATCACCACTGTCTTTAACTGCACTTACTTCACCGCGAATGTTTGCGGCTGTAACTTTAGCAAAAGTAAATACACCAGTTGCACTGTTATAGCTCAAAGCGCCATGACCTGTACCACTGTTAGCGGCACTTACTGCGGCCTGAGCACGACTGTCTAAGAAGTATAAGTTTGTTACACCTTCTGCCAATTCATCTGTGTCATGGTTGCTGATATCGCTGACTTGACCTACTACGTTACCTAGTACGTTACCTGTTAGGTTACCGGTTACATCACTAGTTACACCAGCAAAAGTAACGCTGTCTGTTGTGCCAACTGCTTGACCAATTTTAACTTCAGTACCAGTTACTGTTACACCTGTACCAGCAGTAACTACTGTAATAGGCGCAGTACCATCAAAACTCACGCCTTGAATGTTACGGGCCGTAAATAACTTAGTAGCTGTACCTGCATTACCAGATACATTACCAGTTACATCACCAGTTACTGGAGATGTTACTTTAGCAAAAGTAACTTCGTCTGTTGTGCCAACTGCTTGACCAATTTTAACTTCTGTACCAGTTACTGTTACACCTGTACCAGCAGTAACTACTGTAATAGGCGCAGTACCATCAAAACTTACGCCTTGAATGTTACGTGCTGTTTTCAATGCTGTAGCTGTAGATGCGTTACCAGTTACTTCACCAGTTAGGTTACCTGTAACATTACCAGTTAAATTACCAATGAATGTCGGAGCAGTTAAACTAGTTGTTACTTCTAGACCACCTGTAACTTTAACACTCTTGTTGAAGTCCCATGTATCTGTACCACTTGCGTAGTTGATAGTAGCATTAGCACCGGCAACAGTAATACCAGCACCGTCAGCAACTGCGGCACTTGCGGCACCACTTGCCAATGTCAAGTTCTTGTCAGCGATAGTAACTGTTGTAGAATTTACAGCAGTCATTGTACCGTTAACTGTTAAGTCACCGCTAACTGTTACGTCACCAAAAGTAACGTCGCTAGTTGTGCTAACATCTTGACCAATTGCAATTTCTGTACCACTAATAGATACACCAGTACCAGCTGTGTGAACTATTACGTTTGTTGAGCCATCAAAAGCTACGCCGTTGATGTTACGTGCAGTAGCCAACTTAGTAGCTGTACCTGCATTACCAGATACATTACCAGTTACATTACCAGTTACTGGAGATGTTACTTTAGCAAAAGTAACTTCGTCTGTTGTGCCAACTGCTTGACCAATTGAAATATCACCGGTACTAGCTGAATATGTTACACCTGTACCACCACTTACGCTATTGCGAGCGCGAGTTGTTGTGAAGTATAGATTAGTGCCTTCAGACAAATCTGTTGTTGACTTGGCAGTAAATGCCGAGTTGAAACGAGTTTGTGTGTAATATAGGTTGTCACCTTCTGCAACATCATCAGTAGTCTTAGTAGCTAAAGATGTGTCAAAACGTGCTTCTGTATAATACTTGTTAGTACCACCAATTGCTTCGGCAATATCGTCAGCGTTCAATGTTTTGTTTCCGCCTAATGAAATGGCATAACCGTTAACTGTAACTTCACTGTTTGTCAAGCTAGCATTTGGAATACTTGCAAGAGCAATAACACCAGTTGCGGCTGTGTATGTAACACCACTTGCTGTTGTAGCACTAATTTCACCACGAACATCTGCACTTGTAACTTTAGCGTATGTAACTACACCAGTTGCGTTGTCATATGTTAGACCGCCAAAACCAGCGCCACTTGTTGTAGCACTAATTTCACCACGAACATTTGCACTTGTAACTTTAGCGTATGTGAATGCGCCAGTTGCATCGTCATATGTTAGACCGCCATGACCAGTACCGCTTGTTGTGGCACTGAAGTGAACACGAGTTTCAGCAGCACTTGGACCTGTGTATGTGAACACACCAGTTGTGCTGTTATAAGCTAAGTCACCGTCGCCGCTGGCACTAACTGCGCTAACTGCTTGACGATAATCAGAGTTTGTTGGGCCATCAAATGTAAATACACCAGTAGTACTACTATAGCTCAATTCGCCATCACCGCTGTTAGTGTTGGCACTAACTGCTTGACGATAATCAGCATCATCTGGACCAGTGTATAAGAATGCACCAGTTGCACTGTTATAGCTGAAACTACCGTCACCGGCGTCTTTGCTTGCACTTAATGCTAAACGAGCACGACTGTCTGTAAAGTACAAATTTGTACCTTCTGACACATTAGTTGTACTTGGAGCAGTAATATTAATAACACCAGTTTGGTTGTTGTAACTTAAAACATTCCATCCAGTTGCACTAATGCTTTCGCGAGCACGGGCTGTTGTGAAGTATAAATTGTCTTCGCCTTCGGCAACTTTATCAGTGTCGGGCTTGGCAAATGTAAACGCACCATTTGCATACGATAAAATGCTTGAGTCGTCGGTTGTTAATGTAATTGCACCGGCTGCGCGAGCATTAGTGAAGTACAAATTTGCACTACCTTCATCGATATTATCTGTGTCTAGTACCACATCACCGGTTTGTGTGTTAACACTCCAAACGGCGGCTTGTGTACTGATAACACCTGTTGAGGCATTATAGTCAATATTACTACCATTACTTACACTTGCGCGAGCACGGGCTGTTGTAAAGTACTGGTTAATTACACCTTCAGTGATCTTATCAGTATTTGGTGTTGTAAAAGTAAACTGACCTGTACTTGAACCATAACTTAAAATTTGATTGTCATCACTTGTCAAACCAATGTCATTACGCACACGGGCTGTTGTGTAATACTTGTTAGTTGTACCTTCTAAGATACCATCACTTGTTGGGTGATTATATGTAAATGCACCAGTTGTTTGATTATAAGAAATAACTGTAGCGTTATCACTTGTCAATGAAACAGATGCACGAGCACGGTCTTGTGTAAAGTACAAGTTTGTTGTACCTTCATCGACGTCGTCTGTGCTATAAATCATCTGTGCATTGATGGCTTGATCTACGTACAATTTAGTAGCGGCATGTAAATCGTTTTGTGGAGCGCCTGACAATGTCAATAGACCTGTCATTGTGCTGCCAGCCAATGCAACCTTACCTGCTAATGCAGTTGTAATTGTTGTTGAAAAATTTGCATCATTACCAAGTGCTAGTGCTAGTTCATTTAATGTATCTAGTACGTTTGGTGCTGAAGCGATTAAGTCTGCTACGGCTTGACGAACGTAACCAGTAGAAGCGATTTGTGTAGTATTTGTACCGGCAGCGGCTGTAGCTGCTGTTGGTTGACCACGTAAGTCGACCGAGCTTATAATACTGCTCGACCTTGCTTTAATAATAGGCATATTATTAATTCCTTTTTTATTAAGTTTCTATTGAAACTTATTTTTAAGTTTGTTTACCGTCGTTACTCATCGACGCTGCCAATTCAGCTAATGTGTTTAATATCGAGGGTGCCGAATCAACTAACTCACTGATAGCTTGCTCAACGAATTGAGTCGATGCAATCTGTGAATCATGTGTATCAGCCGGTGCTGTCGGTGCAGTTGGAACTCCTTCGAGGTCAACTGATCCAATAATAGAACTTGATCTTATTTTAATCATCGGCATGATATTATCCTCTATACCAGTTTCTATCGAAACTTTTAGCATTTTTAAGTTTGGTATGCCACCAACTTGAGAATAAATTTTAAATTACCAGCAACCAAAAGTTTTTCGTTATATTAACGCTTCCGTTGCTAGCCGTTACTGTGATTTCATATCTGCTGGGACTACTGTTATTAGGAGCAGTACCTGTTAGATTTGTTCCAGTTACCATGAGCCATGGTAAGGATTGTTCGCTGGCATTTGCAGCGGTCAATGTTACATTTGTAGCATTGATTACACCTAATGTGTAGTTAATGGCATTACCGCCTGAAAAAGTTCCTATGTAGGAATTGGAATTTGTCCAATATGGTACATTAGTACCGTAGTTAATCAGATTAGGAAATCTGAATTCATTTCCACTAGTATCAACTAGCGTAAGGTCCTTGCCCTGTAATGTATTTATCGAAATCGAGTTTTCAACCATGAGTTGAATGGTATTTTGACTGATATAGTCAATTCTTGTCACAGGTACTTCTCCAATTTTAACGCCAGTGCCGTACGTGATATCTGTAGCAACCAGTGTAATTACGTGATAGTTGCTAATAGTGCCATAAATGACATCGAGAATCTTCGGACGAGGTCTATCAGTTGTTGTATTACTTCTTAATATTCTTACTTGTATTCTATCACCGTCTTCAGGAGCTTCATCAAAGGCAACAATATTTCCATTGATAATAGTATAGCTGTAAAAAGGTTCCTGCGTTACACCGTTGACTGTTACAACTAAATTATTAACTGAGCTAACCGAATTAATAATATCAAATTCCAGTGTGGCACCATCAGCAGTAAATGTTCTTGTTATAGGTGTTAATACATTGTTTTGACTTCTAAACTGTCCCAGCATTGCATCATATGCTAATACCTGACCTTCTGATGGAAAACTTACTGTAACATCAGTTAAGTTATCTAATGACAAGTTGGCAATTGCTTGTGCCACTGTTTGTCCACCGAGACTTAGTTGAGACTGTACATAATTCGTACTGGCAAAAGATTTCCATTCTGTGCCGTCATGATACTCTGGTTCAGATTCTGCAAATCTGACATATCCTTGTACACCAATTGTTGGACGATTGATAGTTGAACCCACTGGTATTTTTATAGCCCCTGTGCTATCAACTGCTAGTACACCGCTTTCAGGTGTAAATGTTTCTTTTGAGTGATTTATTTTAATTGACATATTACTCTCTTAAATTGAAACAAGATCAATAACTGCTGTCCAGTTAATAGTGTCGGTGGCTGTACCGGTACAGGTTACTGTCATTTCACCCAACGAGTTAAAATTTATTGTTGGTTCTATAAAATCTGCTGTGTCTACATATGTATTTGTAACATATCCTGATATAGTTGTTGTACCTTGAAGATAACAACCTTTTATTTCATAAGCGGCTACATTTACGCCTTGTCCTATAATATAAGCTGTGAAAAATACTGTGGATTCAACTGTGTATTTTAAACTATCCCTGTCTAATAATTCTGCGGTTACTGTATTAGTTGTGACTCCGGACAAAGTTACACGTTGGTTCTTTAAGCCTATTTTAAATCTATCAGTGGTTGTACCATGTAATTTTGTGTATATGTCGGTCATTGTTTATTCCAGCTTTCGAGAATCATTTCTTCTATCTTATTTATTAGATTTTCACCAGGCTGACTAGTTGTCCATTTATCTTCGGGACATTCGGCACTTGCAAACATTGATTTAGCTGGCATATAACATCCACAGTGTTTGCAAATCTTAATTGTTTTGTTGAAATTGTCACAACTCTTACAAATATCTAATCGAAACAATTTAACTTCTTCACTTACTGTTTTTAGCATAATAGTATTTATTTTAATCACATATTAAAAAAGGACTCCGAAGAGTCCTTTTTGTAGTAAAAATACTATGTAATGGATTACATGTACTTAACGTCACCAATAGCAATTTTGCCTAGGTAGTCAGCAGCGTTGCCCAAAGAGCTTGCTGTGTTTGTCAACTCAACATAACCATAACGTGTCATGAAGCTAACTACTGGTTCCATTGTTGCTGGGTCAAGAACAACACCAGAACTCATCAATGGAATGTATGGG